GCGGGCCCTTTCCCAGGTGCGCTACGCCGCCAGCAGGGAGGATTGGCGGGCTGTCTTCCGGGGGGTGCAGCTGGAGTTCTCCGACCAGGGTTTCCGGGCTGTGGCCTCGGATGGCTACCGCCTGGCTCTCTTTGACCTGGAGAGACCCCAACCCTTCACCAAGAAGGCCGTGGTCCCGGCCAGGAGCGTGGACGAGCTAATGCGGGCTCTGAAAGGGGCCGAGGGCGAGGTAGACCTGGCCATCGGGATCAGCACTATGACCATGGCGGCGCGGCGAGAGGAGGGGGTCGTGCGCATGGCGGTGAGGCTCATGGAGGGGGAGTTTCCCGACTACGAGCGGGTTATCCCCAAGGAGTTCGCCCTCACCGCCGCGTTTGACGTGGGGCCCTTCCGGGATGCCCTAAAACGCGTCTCGGTCCTGGCCGACAAGCAGAACCACCGGGTGGACCTCTTCCTGGAGGAGGGGCGGGCCCTCCTTTCCGCCGAGGGGGACTACGGCAAAGGGCAGGAGGAGGTCGCCGTTTCCCTGGAAGGGGCTCCCATGACTCTGGCCTACGATGCCCGCTATCTCCTGGACGCGCTGAGCCGGGTGGAGGGGCGAGCGGTGATGCGGTTCTCGGGGCAGTTTGAGCCCACCCTCATTGAGCCCGCCGATGGGGGCGGGTATCGGGCGGTGGTGGTGCCGCTCAGGGTGTGAGGAGGTGAGGTATGCCGTGGTACGCGTGGCGGCACGAGGACGTTGAAGGCGTTCTGAGGGCATCGTCCCCGGCGCAGGCGGCGGCGCTGGCGGCCAAACGACTCGGGGCCATCGGCCAGAAGGACCATCCGAAGGTAGAGGGTTTGGGCAACCGGCTCTACCGGGTCATCTCCGGCAATGGCCGCCGGAATGTTGTGGTGGAGGTGTTCCACCTCGGGAACCGCCGGCCCGAGGGCTATGTGCGCCAGGGCGTGGGAGAGCGTGAGACCCGCACCCTCTCAGATATGGCGGTGCTGGCTGTGATAACCCGCTACCTCCAGCATGGCGGCACCCAGGAGGGCGCGGATGCTCTCTGGTAGGTGCATGAGCACTACAGGGAGTTATATCGGCGGAGGTGAGGTCTGTTATGCGCCATGTGATGGCCCTCGGCATGCGGCGCTATGTTTCGCCCGTCTCCGAGGGCCATTCGGCTAGGGGCGGCGGTGTGTTAGGTGGCGGGCCATTTTCCTGCAAACTAACGCGCCAGGTGGTGGTACTATAGGGGGAGAGAATGAGAAAGTGGGCCGATGCCACGATTGAGCTGGTGGATAACGTAGTCTGTGCCGTCTTCCTCATCGTCTATCTCGTGTTTCTAATCTTCGTCCTCTGGGCCCTATGGAGCGGGCTCCCGTCACTCCAGGCCAAGGAGCCCCCCATCGTTATCCGCCTGGACCTTACCCCGGTGGCCATGCGGGCATGCGCTGAGGCCTTCATTCGCTTCGGGTTCTGGTCCGTACAGGACTACGAGTGCCGGGTGGAGAAAGGGGCTAAGGGCGTGGTGGTGGCCCTCTACGGCCCAGGGGCGGACGGGAAGGCCGGGGAGAAAAAACGGCTAGGGGAAGTGCCCCTTGGGAGGTGATATGTATGGTCGCCATTCTAATCAGCTACCTTCTGGCCCTCCTGGCCACCATCGCCACCGTGGCCTGGGCACTCAGGGGTGGTAGGCAGGCCCCTGAGGGGGCGGTAGTGGGGTACATGTGGCTCTTCCTCTTCTGGTGGGGCGTTATCGCCCTGATATGGGGGGCGCTGAGGTGATCTCTATCCGCGTTGCCAACCGCAAAAACACCAGGGAGGGGCGATACGTGGGTAGGCCGACCCCTCTGGGGAACCCTTACCGGGTGGAGGCGTTTGGGCGAGAGGGGGCGGTGCGCAGGTACCGTGATTGGTTCGCTCGGGTCAAAGGGGAAGGGAAAGTGGCTCGGGCTCTGGCTGCGCTGGAGAGGGAGGCCGAGAAGAGGAAAACGCTCACGCTCCTCTGCTGGTGTGCTCCCGAGCCCTGCCACGCCGAGGTGGTGGCGGAAGAAATAGCCTCCCGGCTGGAACGAAAGGGGTACCGAGTTGAGGTGCGTGTAGATGGCAGAAGTTGACCCTCGCAGGTGCAGGTACCTGCACCTGAGGTACCGGCCCAATCGGGGTCGCCGGGCACCCCTAACCCGCCCGGAGCTAGGTCCTGGGTCCGATTCCCAGGTAGGGCGAACCCCATATCTTGGCTGGCTAGCTAGCGTCCCTTCCACCCGCGGGGCCTCGGAGGGCCGGGGGGCTCCGTGGGGTGGATGGGGTGTATAGGAGGGAGTATGAGCAAAAGGACTGAGCGCGGGAGCATTTTTGAGGTCGCCGGGATTCCAAAATCCCGGTGGAAGGCCGCCGTTCGGGAATCCATGTCGTATGCCCGCCGGTATGTGGTGGGGCTGGACGGGCTGGTCTACCCCTCCAGCGTGGCCGTCCGGCGTGGGGTGGATGGCTACCCCGTGTCCTCCGACCGGGTGGCCCTCGGGATGGCCAGGCTCATCCGGGCCGGGCGGGTACGGGACGCTGAGCGTAGGTGGCTCCATCACCTGCGCCAGAGCGGTGGGGATTTATGGGACGAGTAGCCACGGGCACGAGACTGGAGGTCAGGCTACCCTGGCCGCCATCGGTGAATCACTATTGGAAGACCCGTGGCAACCGGCGCTACATATCTCCCATGGCCCGGGCATGGCTCAACGAGGCGGTTCCGCTCCTGCGTGCTGCCAGGGTGCGGTTTGATGGGCAGGTGCGTGTCCGTATGTACCTCTCCCCGCCGGATAGGCGCACGCGGGACGGGGACAACCTGGAGAAGGCCATCATGGATGCCCTAGTCAGGGCGAGGGTAATCAAGGACGACTCCCTAAAGTACGTCAGGAAGTCTTGCAAGGAAGTCCTGGATGAGTACATGGGCTATGTCCTCCTAGTGGTAGAGCCGGTGTAGGATGGGGGTGAGGTATGACCGACAGGGCCCGGGAACTCATGCGTCAGCTGGCGGAAGTGGCGTACGAGTACATCCCGCCGGATGCGTGGGGGCTCCTCCAGGAAACCCTCCGGTGTGTGGAGGAGCTGGCCAGGGCGCATGACGAGGCCACCCGGGCCCTGGAGGCCGCTATGGCCAGGGAGCGGCGCTACCGGGAGCGGGAGAGCGTGATGGAGCGGGCGCTCCTCCTCATCCAGGAGGAGGCCAGGAGGGCGAGGGGGGTGTAGCGTGCCGGGGAGGAAGTGCACGATATGCACCCACCCCCAGCGGGAGGAGATAGACCGGGCCATCGCACGGGGGGAGTCATACCGAGACATTTCGGCACGCTATTCCGTAACGGTCCAGGCCATTTACCGGCACGCCCGGGCGCATCTCCCCCAGCCGGTACAGGCCGCCGTGCAGGCTGAAATGGTAGAGCACGGGGCTCGCATCCTCTCCCAGGTCCGGGAGCTGAACCAGCGAGCCCGCCAGCTATTGGACGAGGCGGCCGCCCATCGCCGCTACACCGGGGCGGCGGCGTTCCTGAAGGAGGCCAGGGAGTTGCTGACCCTCGAGGCCCGGCTCCTCGGGGAACTGGACACCCGGGACAAGGTAGAGGTGCATACGCACCTGGACGTTAGGGCCCTCGCCGTCCGCCTCTACCGGGAACTGGAGGACGAGCCGGAACTGGCCGAGAGGGTGGGCCGGGTTCTGATGGAGCTAACGGATGGGGGGAGGTGAGGCGCTGTGGGCAGGGATGAGTTCACGAAACGGCTAGAGCGGGCGCTGGATGTGGCCATCGTGGAGCTAGAGGAGCTGAAACGGCTGGGGTTCCTCACGAGGTACGACAAACAGCCCTCCCTGGAGGAGGGCATCTACCACCTGACCGCATACGCCAAAGACCCCAACAGGGTGGACAGGCTACTAGGCAACTTGTCTGCCCGTCTTTCCATTGAGTTTGATGTGCCGCTAGTTATCGTCCTATCCCGGGAGGAGGATGGCCGCTAGACCCGCGCCACGAGACCGCAGCCCTGCCCTCATCGTCTCCCCGAGGGTGGGGTTCAGTCTCATGGGGATAGAGAACCCCGACCCCTGGCAGCTCCAGGTGGCCCACCTGGCCCTTCGCCGCCATACCCTCGTCCTCACGGCCAGGCAGGCCGGGAAATCTACCACCGCCGCCGTGGTGGCCCTTCGCACGGCGCTCCTAACCGGCGGCACCGTCCTCATCGCGTCCCCCACGGAGCGCCAGTCCACGGAGCTAGCCCTGAGGGTGCGGGCGCTAGCCCGGCTGGCCGGCGTGGCCCTAGAGGCTGAAGGGAGGACCTACCTGGAGTTGAAGGGGGGCGGGAGGGTCATCGCCCTCCCCGAGAACCCCGAGGGCGTGCGGGGCTACTCCGCCCACCTGGTCATCCTGGACGAGGCGGCGTATGTCGCTGACGACCTCTACATCGCCGTGCGGCCCATGCTGGCCATGACGGGCGGGAAAATCCTCGCCCTCTCCACCCCCGCCGGTACGAGGGGCTGGTTCTGGAGGGAGTGGGTCTCCGAGTCTGACGATTGGGCCAGGGTGCGGGTGACAGCGTATGACATTGGCCGCTACGACCCGGCGTTCCTGGAGGCCGAGCGCCGCGCTCTCGGGGAGGTGGCGTTCCAACAGGAATACATGGCCGAGTTCATCGTCCAGGGCGGCGCTATTGACCCGGAACTGGTCCAGATGGCCGTGCGTCTCCCCGGCCCCGAGGACCCCCGTCCCGGAAGGGTCTACGTAGCCGGGCTGGACCTGGCCCGGCTCCAGGACTGGACGGCGCTGGCCGTGTTGGACATCACGGAGGAGCCGTACCGGGTGGTGCGGGTTGAACGCTGGCAGGCCACCTGGGAGGAAACCGTACAGCGGGTCCTTCAGGTGGTAGGGGCGTATGGGGCCAGGGTGGTGGTGGACAGTACCGGCGTGGGCGACCCTGTCTACGAACGCATCAGGGCGGGCTGGGCGAGGGCGCATCCGTACAGGTTCACCGCCCAGTCCAAACCGCCACTCATCCAGGAACTCAGACTCTCCCTGGCGGAGGAGCGGCTGGTCCTCTACCCGCACCCCGTCCTTCTCTCGGAACTCCACTCACTCCAGGCAAAACAGACGGCGTATGGGGTCACGTATGAGCATCCCCCTGGCGGTCATGACGATACCGTGATGGCCCTGGCCCTGGCCCTGTGGGGCGCTAGAGGGGCCGTGGTGCCGCCAGGGGTGCAGAGGTTGGGGTGGTGAGTTGCGCTATAGCGCCGCCCATGCTAGTATGGACCTAGAATCGGGGAAACTACGTATACATTGCCCGGCGTGCGGGAGTAAAGAGCACTCCACCCACCGGGTGGCACTGGAGGGGACGTGGCCCGACTGGATATTGACCAGAAAATACAGGTGCAGGCGCTGCGGCGCTACGTGGCGGACCGTAGAGGTGCCAGAGGAGCTGATCCCGCCCTCCTCCTCTACGGAGCCCTGAGGAGCCGTCTCCGCGAGATAGGGCCGCCCCGCCCCTCCCACGGCTCAGAGTCCCCCCGCCCTTTGACCGGGCGGGGGTCAACTTTTGCTATCCGTGTCGGGGGCCGCTGGTACCCGTGGGAACTGGTGCGGGCGCTCCTCCGGGCGGCGCTAGAGGTAGACCGGCCGTTGCACGAGCGTAGCCAAGAGGCCCGAGACCTAGCGGCCTTCCTCTGGTCTGACCGCCCCACCACCGTCCAGTACGCTCTGGCCCGCCCTGCCCTCATGAGGATTTGGCATGCTCTCCATTCCGCTACAGCGCGTGCGTGATGCCCTGGCCATCGCGTCCCGGGCCGAAAAGGAGGCCGAACTCTGGGACATGGCCGCTGGCACCTGGACACCCCCCCCGGGCGAGGTGGGGCCACAGCCCCGTTCTGATGAGGCCAGCGCCGCCTATAACCGGCTCATCCGACTCGTCTACCCCGTTGGCCCCCAGGTGGTCCGCACCCGGCTGGCCGGCACCATCGCGGACGTGACGTGGTCCGATGCCGGGCGGGGTGGGAAACAGCTGGACCGGCGACTTCAACAGCTGGACCTCTATGACCTCGCATCGGGCGGGCTAATCCAGATGCTGGTGACCGGGCTCGTGGCGTACAGCGTGGTGCGGCGTGGGGATGAGGTGGCCGTGGCCCGGCTAGGGGGCTACCTTGAGCCCCTTCTGGACCCCGATGACGTGGAGGTCATCACCGGGCTCCTCCAGGCCTGGCAGACGAACGATGAGCGCCGCGCGGGCCGGCTGTGGAGGGTGCGCATCTACGACTTCCAGGACCGGGTCCTTCGGGAGTGGGTAGACCTGGCAGACCCGGCGGACGCGTTTTCCCGCCCCCCCACCTCGGAGACCGCCGTGGGCTACATGCCGCACATCGCCATAGCGTACCGGGGGGCGGACGGGCTGCCCCTCTCCGAGATGCGCCAAGGGGCCAACCTTTTGCGGGCCAACTACGCCATCCAGCTACGCATCCACCGGGTGGCCGAACTCCACGGCTACCCCGTGCCGGTGGTGGTGGGCCAGGCCGAAATCCCTCGGGACTGGGGGCCGGGCCAGGTGTTGGCCTTCCCCACGGGGCAGGGGGAGTTTAGGTACGTGTTCCCCGATGCCCTTCCAGTCCTCTATGAACTCCTCCGGCAGAACCTGGAGTCCATTCGGGAGTTCTTCTCCCTCCCCGGCGGCTCCCTCGGGACGCAGACCCCCAGCGGCGAGGCGCTGAAGGAGGCCAACCGGAAGTACGTCCAGGTTTGCAACTATTACGCCCACAAACTCTCCGCCGCCCTCTCCGCCGCCGCGCGGGACTACGCCAGGGCCATCGGGGCCGACCCGGTGGAGGTGGAGGTGGTGCCGCACGACATGGGCCGCTCGGACGAGATGCTGGCCCAGGTGGTGAACCTCTACCGGGAGGGCATCATCCCGCTCTCTGTGGCCGCCAGGGTGGCCCAGTCCCACGTGCCGGGCTGGAGCGATGACGAGCTGAGGGAGTGGGTGGAGCGCCAGGAAGGGCTGGCCACCCCTGAGGTGGTCGCCCGTCTTCTCGGAGGTGGCGCGTGACCCTGGAGAAACTGGGCCGCATCCTGGACCGGGCCATCCAGCGCATGGAGCGCCGTGGGCTCCACCGCGTGGCCGAGCGGCTGAAGGAGATGGTCCGGCGTGGTGAGTTCACCGCCCTTCGCCAATGGGCCATGACCGGGTTCCTCGGGGCTGAGTTGCGGGCGTGGGCGCTCCACGCCACCTGGCTGGACCTTCCCACCCTCCCCCCGACCTCTATCCAGGGGGAACTGGTGGAGCGGGCCATAGCGTTCGCCAACGATGTGGTGGCCAGGGTCAGCGCCGTCTACGGGGCCGGCGAAACCCCCGTATCCCCCCGGCTCTACGTCCGACTCGTGGCCGATGTGGCCACCCGGCGGGGGTGGAGCGAGGGGGCCGATGTGGCGGCCCGTGAGGGCGGGGCCAGGTGGAAGACCTGGGTGCGGGTCTACCCGGTGCGTGAGCCCCGTGACTGGCATGTGGCCCTCGAGGGCCAGACCATCCCAGAGACTGAGAAGTTCACCCTCCCTGGCGGCCCAAACGCCGGCCAGCGTGTGGATGCGCCGCACGACTGGGATGCCGTGCCGGACCCCAGGGAGTGGATCAACTGCGGCCACGCTGTCATCTACACCCCGCACGCCACGTGGGGAGATGTGATGAGGAGGTGAGCTATGGCGGATAAACCCTCGGTCCCGGCTAACGTGCCCGTCTACAAACGGGAGGAACTGGACATCCCGGACAGCGTCTACTTGTTGCCGTCAGAAAAAAAGTTCCCGGTGAAGAGGTTGCGTGATGGGAAGTGGGTCTACTCTTGCGCCGACATCCGGGACGCTATCCGTCTAGCGGCCGCTCACAAATACCAGAGCGTGCTGGAGAAGGCCCAGAAACTCTACGAAGAACATTGCAAGGGCGGGAATGACTAGCCCCACCTAACCCCACCTTGGCCCAACCGGGCACCCAGGCGGTGCCCGTGGGAGGAACGCTATGCCAGAGGAAGTGCTGACACAGGAACCGGCCCCCCAGGAGGGGGCCCCGGCTGAGCCCCAGCAGGGAACACCCCAGGAGGGTGCGACCGACCTGGAGGCTCGTTTGCGGGAGCTGGAGAAGGAGCGGGGGCGGCTCCAGAAGGAGCTGGAGCGGACTCGTCGGGAGGCCGCCGAGCGCCGCGTAGAGAAGAAGACCCTGGAAGAGAGGCTGGCCGAGTTAGAGCGGCGCTGGCAGGAGGCCGAACGTGCGGCCAAACTCGCCGAGACCAGGGCCCGGCTCTACGCCGTCATCGGCTCTGACGATGCCAGAATCAACGCCGCTCTGGCCCTGATGGAGAAGGAGGGCGTGGATGACCCCACGGTCCTCCTGGAACGCTACCCGTTCCTCCGCGCGGCTCCCCCTGCCCCTGGCCCCGCTAATCCGGGGAGCGGTGCCAGGAGACTCACCGCAAGTGAGATAGCCAGGATGAGCCCGGAGGAGTACGCCCGCAGGCGGACGGAAATCCTCCAGGCCATGGCCCGCGGTGAAATCGCCCCGGAGTAGACACAGGAGGTAAGCCATGCCGATTAACGTGATTGACTCCACGAGCGCCAGCACCTGGGTCCCGCAAATCTGGGCCCAGGAGATCTTGACGAACCTTCGGAACGCCATCGTTCTGACAAAACTGGTCAACAAGGACTACTCCAACCAGGTGGCGGACTACGGCGGCCAGGTCAACGTGCCCCTTCCCGTCACCCTGACCGCTCAGGACATCCCCTACACCACCACCACGTCCAGCGTTAACCTGCAGACCCGGGCCGTCACCCTCAACAAGTGGAAGGGCGTGCCCATCCAGATCACCGACCTGGCCCTGGCCCAGTCTCGCCCCGACATCCTGAGCCAGCTGACCAGGGCGGCGGCCATCGCCATCGCCGAGGCCATTGAGAACGACCTGTTCGCTCTCTATACGAGCGCCAGCGCGTCTGTGGGCACCGCCGGAACGGACGTGACCCCGGCCACCGTGGCGGCGGCGCGGCGGAAGTTGATTGAGAACAAGGTGCCCGCGTCCGAGCGGAAGTTCCTTGTCCTCTCTCCCAAGGACTACGCCGCTCTTTTGACCAGCCAAAACGTGGCCTACGCCTACAACTACGGCGGGGCGGAGGCCATCCAGCAGGGCCGGGTGCCCACCCTCTACGGGATGGAGGTGTACGAGTCCCAGCTGGTTCCGACCGTGGCGGGAACGCCAACGACCACCTACAACCTCGCCCTGGCCCGGGACGCCATCGCCCTGGTGACCCGTCCTCTCCCCGCTCCTCAGGCCTACGTGCGGTCCGCCGTGGTCACGGACGATGAGACCGGCATCGCGTTCCGCATGACCCTCACATACGAGAACGCCCCCCAACCCACTCACATCCTGAACATTGACGTTCTCTACGGCGTGGCCGTCCTGCGCCCCGAGTTCCTCATCCAGGTCAAGGGCTGATAGACCATGGCCAGGAAGGTTAGGAATCAGTTCGGGGTCGTCTCCGAGGTGCCGGACGACTACCCCCAGGACCTCATGGCCCAGCTGGGGCTGGAGGAGGTCAAGGAGGAGGACGGTGCTGAGGAGCACGAGCCCCAGTCCCAGCGGGAGGGCCGCCGCTCTAGGAGGTAGCCGTGAGGACCTATGACCCCGCCAGTCTGGACCCCATAGACCCCACCTCTCTCACCTGGGCTCTCGCGTGGGCCCGCCGGCTGGCGGGGGATGTCCCCACGGACGGCGGCGCGTGGCCCCTCCACTCCATGCATGACGAGGAGTGGGCGGCGTGGCTGAAGGCCACCGCCCTTGAGGTGGACGGCACCACCTACTACCGCCCCCACGCCGCCGCGGCCGCCGTCATCCGCTCCAACCCGGCGTGGGCATCCCGGCTCTCCATCGCCGGCGTGTTCCAGGAGGGTAGGGCACCCGAAGAGATAGCCACCGCCATCCTGGCCGCTGGGGCGTGGATAGACGACACCATTCAGCGCCTCTCTGGAAAAATCCCGCCATCCGGGAGGGTCCTATGGCCGGCCTTTTGAACCTGGTCCTGCTCAATGGCCCTCGGGGCCCCGTGTCCGGCATCCTCTCTGAGCCCAGGCCGGGATTGGAAACGGTGTTGGGCCACTACGTCCCCAACATGCGGTTCATGACCACCGGGGACGTGCGGCCCGGGGACATTCTCACCGCCCCCGATGGGAGCAGGTACGCCGTGACCAGGACCTGGATGGCCGGGGGCTACGTTGTGGCCGAGGTGGCGAAGGAGTCGTAATGGCCGAGAACTGGGACCCCCTTCTCCGCATCCCCGAGAACCTGACGGCCGTGGTGAACGCCGCGTTCCGGCGCATGGTGGATGACGTGGTGGCCCGGGCGAAGGAGAACGTGAGCATGGGCCGCCCCGGGCTCATCCCCCGCACCGGCCGGCTCAGGGACTCTATCCGCAAGGGCCCCTACCGCCAGTACACTCCCGGCTCCTACGGCGAGCAGAGGGTCTTCTCCAACCTCATCTACTCCAGGGTGCACGAGTACGGGGCCGTCATCACCCCCAAAAGGGGGCCATTCCTGGTCTTCCGGCTCTGGCAGTTCTCCGACACCGACCAGCCCACCGGCCCCTGGGTGCGTGCCCGCCGGGTAGAGATTCCCGCCCGCCCCTACCTCATGCCGGCCGCTAGGGATGCCGCCCGTAACTGGCCGGACTACATCCGTGACGCGCTGAACTACATCCGGGGGCAACTGAGATGACCGCGAGTCAACTCCTTCAGACCCTGGCCACCGCCATCCAGGCCGCTCTCCCTGGCTGGCGGGTGAGCCCTGTGCCGCTACCGGACCCCGCTGACCGCCAGGTGATGCTCAGCTACGGCCCCGCCACGGCCGGCCACGCCCAGTACGCCGCCCCGGCCATGGAGGAGCAGGTGCGGGTGACCATGAGCGTCAGGGTGGCCCCCGGCGCGTATGAGGTCCTTGTGGATTCCCGGGACGCCGTGGTGAGGGCGGTGTACGAGCTGTACGGCGATCTCATGGCGGCCGGGGTGGAGTTTCTGCCGCCGGCCAGCTGGCAGGCCCCACGGGTGGAAGGGTCTTCCGCAACTCAGATGTACTGGGTGGCGGAGGTGTACTTCCCCATGCGGAGGAGATTGTGAAACGAGTGCGGGTACTGGTCACCGTGGATGTTACCGGCTACGGCCGGGTGGAAGAGGGTATCCAGGACCTCCCCGAGGACCTGGCCCGGCTCCTGGTGGAGCGTGGGTTCGGCCACCCGGCTGAGGACTCTGCCCCCGAGGACGCTAGCCCCGGGGATTCTGGAAAGAAGAAGAAGTAGGAGGTAGAAGATGCCGCTGAACTTTGGATATGTTGGAGTCGGGAAGGAGACCACGAAAGGGACGGCTGTAGCGCCCACGCTGTTCTTCCGCCCGTCCCGTCCCGTTGCCCCGGCGCTCCGCCAGGAGATGGCCGAGGTGCCGGATATTTCCACCTACGGGGTGGCGGACCTCATCCCCACCGCCCGCCACGTGGAGGGGGACCTCGGGGTCATCGTCACGCCGAACGCCATTGGGGCCCTGCTCGCCGCCCTTCTCGGGGCCCCCTCCACGACCGGGACTAACCCCAACTACACCCACACCTTCACCCCCAAGACCACCATCCCCACCTTCACCGTGGAGGCCCAGTCCGGCGTGGGGATTTTCCGCGTCCCCGGGGCCGTGGTAAACGAGATGGAGTTCAGCCACTCCGCCACCGGGCTCCTGGAGGCCACGGCCCGCTACCTGGGCCGGGACAAGACCACTCAGGGCACGGCCGCCACGCCCACCGTGGAGACCGTGGTGTTCACGCCCACACAGGTCTCTCTGAGCGTGGATAGCGGCTCTCTCCAAACCTACGGCGAGGACCTGCGTCTCCGGTTGAGCTACCCAAAGGAGGTCATCCAGACTTTTGGATCCAGCACGCCCTTTGACATCCTCCCCACCGGCGAGGGCGACATCACGCTGGAGACGACCGTGGTGTTTGACTCCACCGCTGGCGCTAACTGGCTCACCCGCTACACCACCGGCACTTCCATCCCGGTTTCCGTGGCGTGGACCAAGGACACCAACACCTCCATCACCGTCACCTTCAACGGGTGGTTCACCGAGGACCCGTACATGCTCCAGAATAACGACCTCAAGTCGGCCCGGGTGCGGCTCTCCATCCGCGGGAAGGCCAGCACGCTCCAGGTGGTGCTGAAGAACAGCCAGGCCAGCTACTAGGGGGATTGATGCGGCGGAAGACCGTCCAGATTACGGTGGGCGGGGAGCCCCTTCAGGTTGTCCTGCGCCCGATTACCCCGGCGGCGTTGGTGAAAACCGGTCTAACCGACATGCCATCGGCGTTCGCCACGGGGGAGGGCCAGCAGGACATCCTGACGGCGGTGCGGTTCATGCACGGAATCATTGTGGCCGGCACCGTGGCGGTCATAGACTCCTCTGGCCGCCGCTACCGACTCACGATGGAGCCCAGTCCCGACCCCGACACCCTCACCCCCGAGGAGCTGGACGAGCCCGGGTTGGGGAGCATGGACAACACCCAGACCCTGTTCAGGGAGATTCTGGAACTCTCCGGGCTGGGAGAACTGTTTCGCACCTCGGGAGGAGAGGGCGGAACGGGTGGCGATGTGGGCGGCGATGGCCCCGGCGCTCCACAGTCTGGCGAGACACTACAGAACTGACCCCTGGACCATTGCCCAGGAGTGGGAGCTCGGGCGCTACGACTTCAACCTGTTCATACTCCAACGAGCGCTAGAGGAGGAGGCTAGGGCGTTGGAGAGGGCCAGGAGGAACCATCGTGGATAACATCGTAGAAGTCATTTTGAGGGTACGGGACCAGGCCAGCGCCGCCCTGGCCCAGGTGCAGAGGGCCGCCGGCGATGTGCGGCGGTCCCTGGGGGAGGTCCAGCGCGGTTTGGAGGGGCTGGGCTCCTCCCTCGGGGTCATCCTGGGCACGGGCGGGCTGGCCTACGCCCTCTCTTCCGCCGCTAGGGCCGCCCAGGAGGCCGATGCCTCCATGCGGGTCCTGGCTAACACGGCCCGGGCGGCCGGGGTGGACTACGCTCAGCTATCCGCCGCTCTAAACCAGGTCCTGCAACCTCTAGGGGTCCTCCCCTCCCAGGCCGCGTCCGCCGCCGCCCAGCTACTCCGGGCCGGGTTCACCACGGAACAGATTATGGCGGCGTTCCAGGCCGGCGCGGCATCGGCCCTCAACGCCGGGAAGACGGCTGCCGAGGGCATCAACAACGTGGCGATGGCCCTGAGCACGGGCCAATCTATCTACCTCAACTACATCGGCATCGCCGAGAACATCGGCCTGACTCTGAACAAAATCGCATCCAGCATGAAGGGGGCCTCGGATGAGGCCATCCGCCAGGCCCAGAACCAGGCCGCATTGAATATCATTCTCCGTGCCACGGCCCAGGAGGTGGCATCTCTCCCGGACCTCCTCACCGGGCTCACAGGGGCCGCGAACAGGTTCAATCTAGAGCTGTATCAGTTGAAGGTCACTATCGGCCAGCAAGTGCGGCCGGCCCTGACCGCCCTGTACCAGATTGGGGCAGACCTCCTCGGGCTCTTCCGCAACCTGGACCCCGCCGTCCGCCAGTCCATCACCACCTGGACCATGGCCACCACGGCCGCCACCGGGCTGGCAACGGCCGCTGGGATGCTCCTTCCCGTCATCAGGAACGCCGCCACGGTGCTCCTGGGGTTGGGCAGGACCCTCCTCTGGCTGGTCTCGTCCCCCATTGGGCTCGTGGTGGCCGGCGTAGCCCTCCTAGCCAGAGAGTGGATACGGATGTCCGGCGATGCTGAAGAGGCTCGCCGGAAACTCTACATCCTGGGCCAAGCGCTCTGGGGGCTAGCTGAAGTGGCCCGTGGCGTGGTCCAGGCCATGGGCGGGCTCCTCTCTAACCTGGGCAACGGGCTGGCCGCTATCGCCAGGGCGTTCCTAAAGGTCGTCCAGGGGGATTTCGCCGGGGCGTGGGAGGAGATCAAAAAGTCGTGGAACCTCGAGGGCTGGGCCCAAAGGTTCATCGCCGCCAATGAGTCGTTTAAACGTGGGCTGGACCTCATCGGTAGCTCGTTCCGTGGCGAGGTCCGGCCCGAGGTTGAGAAAACCGGCAAGGCCCTGGAGGACCTGGTAGCTAGGTGGCAATCGTTCTTCAACGCCGCCCAGAAACAGGGCGGGGGCGCTCCGAAACTTCCTCCCATCCCCGGGCTGGAGACTGGCGCTGGAGCCGGGACCGGTGGCGATAGCAAAACCCAGACTGTCGCCGATAAACTCAGGGATTCGCTAACCGCCCTCAAACAGCTGTATGAACTCGGGCGCATCTCGGCCGAGCAATACGCTCAGGGGCTCAAACTCATCTACGACCGGGCGGTAGAGCTGGAGAAACGATTCCCCCAGCTGGCCAGCGCCCTCCGGGACGTTGCCCTGGATGCGAAGAAGGGGTTGGAGGACCTGCGCCAGGCCGCCGAGGAGAACGGAAAGGCCATTGCGGATGCCGTCTTCAAGGCGGTCCAGGCCATCACGGATGCCAAAGAGCAGGCCAGACTTAGGGCGTGGGAGATAAACTTCCCGCCCCCGGACAAACTCCGTGAGCGCATAGCGGAACTCCAGCGGCTCTATGAGTTGGGCCGCATCCCAGCTGAGCAGTTCATCCAGGGGCTCCAGGAAGTCTACGACAAGGCCAGCCAACTGGAGGCCATGTTCCCCAGCCTGGCCCCCGGCTACCAGGATGTGCTCCTTATCGCCCAGAGGGGGATTGAGGAGGTGCGCCGGGCCATTGAGGAAGACGGGAAGGCCGCCGCTGACGCTCTCTTCAGGTGGGTTCAGGACGTTACGAACGCTAAAGAGCAGGCCAGGCTGAATGCGTGGGAGATAAAGTTCCCGCCCCCGGACAAACTCCGTGACCAGCTAACTGAACTGCGCCGGCAACTGGACCTGGGGCGCATATCCATCAACGAGTACATTGATGCCGTCCAGGCCATCAAGGAGAAGGCCCTGGAACTGGAGCCCATGTTCCCGGCCATGGCCGCCGGGTACAGGGACATCGCCATCCAGGCCGATAACGCCGCCCAGGCCGCCGCTAGACTTGCGGCTGAACTGGCCGCTACCGAGCCAGACTCTCGCCGGGCGGTGTTTGGGGCGTTCAACCCGCCGCCAGACAAACTCCGGGAAGAGCTATCGGCCCTCCAGCGGCTCTTTACCCTCGGCCGCGTCTCTGTGGAGGACTACGCGAACGCACTCCAGGACATTTATGACCGTGCGTCCATCCTGGAGCAGAAGTTCCCCCAGTTGGCCGCCGGGTATCAGGACGTGCAGGTGGCGGTTCAGTCCGCCATGCGCTCCATCCGCCAGGAGGTCCAGGACCTCCCAGACTGGGAGTACGTAGCGTCCGGGTTGAAGACGCTCCTGGAGGGTGCCCCCGATGTGGCCAGGGGGACCGTGGAGACGGTGCGGTCCCTCATCGGCCAGCTGGGGGCGGATGACCTGAAGGAGGTCTATGAGAAGAACATCGCGTTCCTAGTTGACCTCCAGCAACGGGTGCCGGAGGGCACGGACGCGTACCGAGCCCTGGCCGCCGCTATCGCCGAACTGCGGCTTGACTACATAAACCTCTTCCCAGTTGTCCGGGAAACCAATGAGGAGATTTTCACGCCCGCCGAGGACTACTACGATGTGGTAGCCGGGGCCACGGCGTACCGGGAGGAGTTAGAAAAACTCCTGGACGAGTACGAGCGGGGCAACATCAGTCAGGAGGAGTTCAATCAGAAACTGGCAGAACTCCTGGAAAACCTCCAGGGCATCCTTCCGGCGTGGGAGGAGTGGGTGGCGGCGATGGAGGCCGCTGGGGTCAACATGGACGATGCCCGCCAGGCCCTGGCCACCCTCAACGCCGCCCTGGCCCAGCACGAACAGCGCGTCCGCTCTATAGAGCAGACCCGTTTAGACCGCTGGGTGGCGGACCTCACGAACGCCATCCAGACTGCAACGGATGCCGTCTCCGGGATGCTGGACGCGTTCAGCGCCGATTCTTTTGGGAAGGGGTTGGCCCAGTTCGCCAGGGGGCTGGGTGGCCTAATCGGCCTCTTCCCTGGCGGCGGTATCATCGGCGGGCTGGTGAGCGCCGTGGGGGGTGCCATAGGGCGGCTATGGGACACCCTGGCCAGCGCGTTCGCTAACTCGTTTGAATCGTTTACGAGCAGGGTGGAGCGGGCCCTCCAGCCCATAGCCGAGCGGTTCAGACTCATCACCATAGACGCATTCCGCTCGGCGGCCCGTGACCCCAGGACCGCTAGGAGTCTCGCCGAGCTGATTGACATCGCCAAGAACCCCCTCAACAAACTCACCGTGGAGACCCTCACCGCCATCGCCAGCGCCTTGGAGGGCGGCGTGCTCAATGGCGTGAAACGGGCCGCCACGGCGTTCCTCCGTGGTGCGGCGGACTGGGCTGAGCAACTTCGGCAGGGGATTCAGGAGGCCATAGAGTCCGCCGTCATAGAGGCCGTCATCCAGGGGAGCATAATCAAAGGGGCCCTGGGCAAACTCCTGGACCAGCTGGTGGCCGCCCTTGGAACCGGGGACTACTCCTTGGCCCAGAACATCATCCGCCAGATAGCGGCCGCCATCCCGGGGCTCGTGAGCGCCCTCGAGGGTGTTCTGACCCCATTCCGAAATGCGCTAGAATCGGCGTTCCCATCCGATAGCCTCACCGGCCCCGGTGTGAAGGCCATCCAGTACCAGCTCCCCACCGTCTCCATGGGCGCTCCGGCGTGGGTGTCTGAGATGGGGAAACACGTGGAGAGGTTCGGACTCTATATAGAGGACCTGGTGGAGCGGGGCATCCGTGTCCAGGTCGTGGGCGCTGACTGGGTTCTCAGGGAGGTGGCGGTGTGAGCACCTGGACGCTAAAGGTCTTCGCCCCTGGTACCGGGCCCTGGTCCTCCTCCCCCACAGCCCAGTACACCACCACCTCCCCTGGCGGCATCGTGGGGGGGTTCCGGTGGTCCATGGACGGCGATGGGGATTGCGTGCAGATGGAGTTTGAAGGGGTGCCGAAATTCCTGGACATTCCGCCCAGGGCCAACGTCCAGCTACTAGTAGATGGCTCGCCGGTCTGGTTCGGCACGGTCGTCCGTTCTGGAGCCCCAGGTAGCGGGCGCTCCTGGCGCTACGTGGCCCTCGGGGGACGGCACATGTTGAAGTACGCATACGCTAACTACACCTTCAACGACCCCAACACGCCGCAGGACATCGCCACGCTAGCTAGTAACGCATGGGACACGGTTCAAAATAAACCCCTAAACCCCACCATGAGCACCCGCCCCACCGGCTACACCCTCACCCGGCTCACCGCCCAATGGGTTGACATGCACACGCTCCTCTCCGACCTGGCCCGGGCCGCCGGGGACGTGCCGTGGGGGGTGGATGCCACGGGCCAGCTGTTCTTCAACAAACTCCCCACCTCCAGCCGTGTGAGCGCCAGTCAGGTGGACATAGACCCCCTGCCCGTGGATGCGGACGATGTGTGGGGTACCGTCATCCTCTACCACCCCCAGAGCGGCTACGCGTACCGCTATGTGGGGGACGCTCGCTATGGGGAGCGGGTGGTGGCGGTGCCGAACATGTTGGACTATATGGACATACAGCCGGGGACCTACTATAGCATTTACGCTAGTTACGGCCAGCTGTACAGAATCACCCCGACCGGAAGGACAGCAACAACAACCATAGACCCGAAACTACTAATGGATTTAGATAGTAAAACCGGTTACAACATCTACAAACCAGCGTCCCCAGCGGGGTCTACGTGCTCCACGACAGATGTTGAACTTTTCGCATTCAACATTGATAGTAGTTTTTGGTCCCCGGGCGACAGCCTACTCATCTATACCCACACCCAAGTCCAACCAGTAACTGGGGCGTTTGATCCAGCGTGGAACTTGTGGTGGGGGGTTACTCTCTACGGCCCATTAGGGGCCTTCTTTGACGAGGCCTTCACGCTACCAACCGGACAAAAGTTCAACATTTATCATCACCCCGGCCCGGGCTACTCTGCGCCCCGACTGTACATAGGATTCATTAGAGTAAACAGTTGCTCTGGGTTTTCCGTAGATATTTTGGAGTTCATTGTCGCTCGCCCAGGTGCCCGGCTCCAGTCCCTCGCCCAGTCCCTCCTCCAGCCGCCGTATCTCTCCCCCCAGGACATCCGCATCACGGGGTACGTAGCGCCCGCAAACTACCTCTACATAGACGGGCTGGGGACCTTTGAAATAGACACCTGGGAATACGACTACACGGCGGAGAAGGGGCTCCTCACCACCGCCAGGGTGGGCCGGCGGGGGAGTGAGCACCAGCAGTCCCAGCGTCTCGCCATCACGGGGCTATCTCGTGAGTGGGCTGAGCGGCTCCGGCTATCCATCGGGAGGACCCCATGATGACCCTCGTCAGCACCAGCGGGAACGTGGCCCTCATCCCCCGGCGGGAGCCCACCCTGGACCTCTCCCTGGCCGTCACGCTAGCGGGGCCAGACTCCACCCTGGTCCTCGGCGACCGGCTCTATGAACCTTCCACCATCCGCATCCCGTGCGTATACGTGGGCGACCTCACTTCCGTCCTGGCCCATTACACGGCCCTCGTGCGGGCGGTGCGGACAGCCACACAGCTCCGGCACACCGTGGGCGGCACCACTTACACCCGCACCCTCATCGCCGGTGGGGAGATACGGCCCCGAGGGGGGAAACTGGCCCCACGACTGGAGTACGAACTGATTCTTATCCCCGCCGGCCCGTTCTGGACCGACCCGAGTAGTAATCCGGTAGCCATGTGGTGGTGAGAGGGGTGATAGCGGCCATTCTAATACCGATGGTTTTCCAGGGAATGAGGTGAGCGATGCCGGTGTACGTGATAAACCAGACTGGAGCTAGGACCACCCTGACCTTTACTGAGGTGGCGGGCATCCTCCGCTACCAGGTGGACATGGCCCCTTCCCGGGCTCCAGACTCCCAGACATGGGTGGGGGTGGGAGAGGGCCTACCGATGCCGGTGGAGGTCAGCGTCTCCCTGGACCGGAATGACCTTCCCACCGGTACCAAAACGGCCACCGATGCGTTGGCCGGGGCGGCGTGGATAGGGATAGATGACGGTGCCACCCCCATCCTGGAACGCCAGGTGCTGGCCCTAAAACGGGTGTCCATAGCTGACGCTGGCAACCGCTGGGGCCGGATGCAGGCCACCCTGGTCCTGGGGCCAGCGGTGTACGCGGCCAATACGCTCACCGACCACACCAACGACCCCCTCACCGACCACACCAACGACCCGCTATACGCTATAGAGGAGGTGTAGCATGCCGAAAAGGATACGCGACCTGACAGCGCTGACCCCCGCCACGGGGGACTACGTGGCGATTGACCGACCCGGTGGGGCTACCGGTAGGGCTACCATCGCCACCGACCCCATCCCCAACACGCTAGTCGCCCGCAACGCTCAGGGCACAATCCAGGAGGGGACGGTTTACGATGTAATCAAGACCCTAAACCTAAGGGGTGTGTATGTGTGGGACCCGGCTCTGTCCTTCAAGTGGGTGCCACTAGTTAGGTGGACGGGGTTTGTAGGGCCCTACAACGGGCTCTTCGCCGACCTCAGAATCGCCCGGGTGCACGAGACTAGCCTGGGCTCCAGGCTACGGGTAAAGGTGTCCACTGACCAGAACGCGTCTGTTTACGACCAGGTCATCTCCCTGGCCCATGACTTTGACGTAGTTGTCGGAAATGCGGTGCTGGTGCAGCCAGCTGTCGGGGTGTTTGAGCTCTGGGCGTACGTCCCGTATACCGACATCTACGTAGATGGGTTAGCCGGCACCGATGAGGGGGACATAACCATCACCCCATATGGGGAAATCAGCCCTCTAGTCCAAAACAGCCCCCCGCCCCCCATGTCTGGCGGGATATACCTAGAGTGGCAGAGCGCCCTACCACACCAGACATTCCTCGGTCCTGGCTACATCGTGGCGGCGGGCCGAAACTCTACATCGGGCTACGTTCGCTACGACAACAGCGTTCAGGTAGCCTGGGCCACCATCACCGTGGGCTCCGGCTCCTGGACCTACCCAGCGGCGTTTGCGAGCGCGCCACGGGTTGTGGCCACAGCTGAGGCCTCCGGGGTCCCCAGGGTTGTTACCATCACCAGCGTCTCCACCACGGCGGCGGGGCTCCTCAGGACTGACCTATCCGGAAACACACAGTCCGGCACGGTGCACCTGTGGGCCATCGGGCTGTGGAAGTAGGAGGTAGCCGTGATCAGGATTGTGGAACACGAGCAGGTTGGGCTCCCCGGCCATACCCTTTCCCACGTCCTAGAGGGCTATACCCTGACCATCCGCTACGATGGCCAGGAACACGTAGTAGACCTCTCCGATGTGCCCCCCGAGGGGCTGCCCCCCGGCGGCCCCACCCTCCCCGAGGCGGCGTTCCTGGGGGCCGAGTGGGACGGGGAAGACCTGGTGGCCCACGTCATCGTGTGGGTGGAACCGTGAGCGTTGACCTCCTCAAACTCCTCATCCTCCTGGCCGGCATGTGGGGCCAGGGGAACCCTGACGGCTGGGACGTGGCGGCTCAAGTGCGGTTTACCCTGGCCCTCCCCGGCCCCACAGGGGCGGTGGAGCTAGCCGTTGACCCCGTCCCCATCTACTACCGGCCCCTGGAAGGGTACTGTGGGCTGTTCACCGGGGTCATCCTGGTAGACCCGAACGCCGCGTTGAAGGGGTGCGAAAACACCCTCCAGCATGAGCTGAACCACGCATGGCAACTGAGAACATGGGGGCTACTCTATCCCATCTCCTACCTGGCCAACCCCGACTATTGGGAGTCCGACCCCCAGCCCGCCCCACGCTCGCTGAACTGGCCACTAATCAGGGTCTGGGTACCTCTAGACCCAGGTGGAGAAAGGAGGTGAGAGAATGAAACCGTTCTGGCGCTCAAAGACGTTCTGGGCCGCATTCATCGCCGGGGTCATCGGTCTCTGGAACTCCCTGACCCCGTACACCGGGCTCCCCCCGGTGCCGGACTGGCTCATCACCGTCCTGGCGGCCCTCGGGCTCTACGGCCGGGCTGTGGCCACGGGGCCGCTCACGTGGGGGGGCGGCGATGCGAAGGGCGGTACTGGTACTGACGCTAGCCGTAGCCGTCTCCGGTAGCGCCATATCGGGGGGCCGGGCGGCGTGCCGGGTCGTCCACGGCCCCCCGCTGTGGGGAGTCTGCTATGCCGAACAGGTCATCATGGCGGCGGGTCCTCTGGAAGTTGCTCTGGGAACGGAAATCCGCACGTGGCCCGAGACTCAGGTAGCGGCGTACACGGTCCTCGGGTTCTACCTCCCAGGGTGGTGGGCTACGGTGGAGGTGGGACGGGGTCTAGACTCGTGGCGGTGGGCCATCGGGGCCGGGGTGAGGTGGTAGATGGACGAGGAGCGGATCTACATGCGGCTGGAGTCCCTGGAACGCACGCAGGAGCGCCACTCCGCCCTGCTCCAGGAGCTCCAACGCCGCATGGACGGCGTGGAGGAGATGCGGGACGACCTGCGGCGGGTGGAGCAGGCGCTAACCCGGCTGGAGGGGCGGCTGGAGACCATTTTGGGGCGGATGCAGACCTGGCAGGCCATAGTGTGGGCCTTGCTCTTTATGCTCGTCAGTGGGGTGGTGGCCGCCGGGTTTGAGCTGTTTAGGAGGTGACTTATGAGAGAGATCCCCATCCGCGTCTACCCCGGCGAGACCATCGTCCGGGAGGCCAGGTTCCGTTCCACGGACGGCGCTCCCATAGACCTCACCGGGGCCAGCCTGGCTATAGACGTTCCCGGGCTCACCCCGGCCCTCACCGTCCAGGTGGTAGACGCGGCCCAGGGAAAGGTGGTCATCCGCCAAGTGGTAACCAGCCCGTTATCCGCCACCCCCGGCATCTACAAGGGCCGGCTGACTATATCCATGCCCACGACTTACGGCGTGCCCGACATCCGGGTAGTGCCCGTGGTGGTGGCGGTGGGAGGTGAGTGATGCCGGATATAGAGGTCGTTCTGGAGAGCCGGGACATAGCGGTCCAGGTGGAGGACACCCGGCCGCTGGTCCTGGAGATGGGTCCTCAGGGGCCGCCGGGGCCGCCAGGACCGCAAGGGCCGCCAGGACCGGGGGGTGGGTACTATGAGGTCTACCCCATCCCCACCTACACCACCTCAGCCACCATCAACCACAACCTGGGCCGGCGGCCGGTCGTCCAGTTCCTAACCCTATGGGGTGAACTGATTGATGGGCTGGACATAACGGTTACGGATACTCAGGTCATTCTGTCGGCGGAAACCCCGTTCGCGGGGTACGTGATACTGATGTGAAATCGGAGGTGAACCATGGCTAAAAAGTTTCTGACCAACATTGACATGAACAACCTGCGGATTACCAACCTTGGTAACCCGCAATCCGCCCAAGACGCGGCCACCAAGGCCTACGTGGATTCGCTCGTGGAGGGGCTGAACTGGAAGGACAATGTGCGCGTGGCCACCACGGGCAACATCAACTTGAACGCCCCGGGCTCCACGATTGACGGGGTAACCCTCAACATCGGCGACCGGGTCCTGGTGAAGAACCAGACCGCCGCTGCCGAGAACGGCATCTACATCTACAACGGCGCGTCTACGCCGATGACCCGGGCCTCCGATGCCAACACGGCTGACGAACTTGAGAACGCCGTGGTGGTGGTGGACGAAGGTACCCAGGCCGGCACCACCTGGCGGCAGACCAGCGTCAACTTCGTCCTGGGCACCGACCCGGTGAACTGGACCTCCTTCGGCACCTCCGCCCCGCCCGCCAGCGAGTCCTCCGCCGGAATCATTAGGATTGCCACCCAGGCGGAGGTGGACGCTGGGACGGCCAACGATGTCGCCGTCACGCCGCTGAAACTGGCCAACACCATCCTCCGGCTCAAGAAGTACGCCACAGTCATCGGGGACGGGTCCGCCACCACCTACACAATCACGCACGGCCTCAACACTCGGGATGTGATCGTGCAGCTCTACGACAACTCCACCTACGAGACCCTAGAGGCCGATGTGGTGCGCAACGGCGTGAACACCGTTCAGATCACCTTCGGCACCGCCCCGGCCACCAACAGCGTCCGAGTCGTGGTCATCGGCTGATATGGCTAGGAATCTCGGACGTGTAGCTAGCTGGCCCAGAGTGGCCACCCTCCCCGACCCTTCCACGGCCCGGGAGGGGGATGTCATCATCTGGAACGGTGTCCCCTGGATGCATGACGGCCTCATCTGGAGGCCGGTGCCGGAGGAGGGCGGGGCGGGTTACTGGCGGGGGGTGTACGCCGCCTTTCCGGGGGCCACCACGCTCCAGGGCCGTGGTATCACCCTCACCGCCACCGGGACGGCTACCGCCTACACCGTGGCCGCCACGAACCGTATCACGGCCATCCCGGCGGTGGAGGCGCTAGTTACGACCGCTAGCACGTCCGCCGTGGCGGGTTTCCGGATAAATGCCCTCCCTTTCAGGCTGGGCCAGATAGGTGGGGTGGGCGGGCTCTACCTGCGTGCTCTCGTCAGGAACGCCACCGGCGCCTCCACGGCCACGACCCGGGGGTTTTTCGGTCTCCGTGGGCTTTCGTCCGCCCCAACGGATGTAAACCCTAGCGCCCTGGCCGACATCATTGGGCTGGGGTGGGACGCTAACGATTCCAACCTCTCCATCATTTACAACGATGTCAACGGTAGCGCATCTAAGTTAGCCCTCGGGGCCAACTTCCCCCGCCCCACAACGGACCGGTCGGCGGCGTGGGACCTCATCATCCTGAGCGATGGCCAGGGGAAGGTGTATTGGGCCGTGAGGTCTTTGGCCAACGGGGCCACGGCCAGCGGGGTCCTCACGACAGACATCCCGGCGGGCAACACGCTACTCACCTTCAACTCCTACATCAGCGTTGGCGGGACTAGCTCTGTGATTGGCATGGGGCTGGCCACGTTAGAGATTCTGCAGGTGGTGTAATGAGAATAGTGCACCCGTTAGGGCGGGCTGACGTGGCCCGCATAGATGCCAGATTCCTGGACCCTAACTACCCCGTCTGGCGGCGGCGGGCTGGGTTGAGCCCCGATGAGCACCCCGGGGTGGATTTCAACCTCCAGGGCACCTCGGGGGACCAGGACCTGGGCTGGCCCGTGGTGGCCATCACGCTGGGGAAGGTGATACACGCTCGGGCGCACCGGGTTTGGGGGAACATCGTCCTCATAGAGCACCCCACCTGGTTGGCCCAGCGGCTAGGGTACCCAGGTCTCTGGACGCAGTACGCCCACCTCCACCAGGTGTGCGTGCGGGAGGGAGACGTGGTGTGGCCAGGGGAGCCGGTGGGGAGCATCGGGAAGGGGGACCCGGCCCGGCCGTTCGCCGCCCACCTTCACTTCGAGGTCAGGGTCAGGGGGCCCCAGGACCTTCCTCCCGATGCGTGGCCCAGGACCAGGACCGCCATCCTGGCGGCCGGCTACCTGGACCCCGAGGTGTTCCTAGCCCGCGCCCTCTCCCCCGCCCGGCGGTATGAGTTCCCCCGGGGGGTGGTGTATGGCCCTGAGGGGCAGGTAGTGGGGGCTATGGTGGTGAACCTGGAGGACCCCGCAAAACCGCAGGTGCGGGTGGTCGCGGATAGCCGAAAGTAAAAGTCCCGGGGCCAGGTAGCCCGGGACGTTGCGTTGTGATACTCCACACACCTTCTTGTATCACAACCCGCCCGCTCCTAAACATCCGTTTCACATCTCAACACCACGGGGTTCTGGCCGCCGCATGGACGGGATAAAAACAGGCCCGGGGCCATGCGGCCCCGGGCCGTCCTCGGGCGGTAACCTACTCGCTGACCCATTCGGCCTTGGCCTCAAGGGCCCTGGCCAACCACATGGGGAGGTAGCGGGGGCCGTCAACGGTCCCCACATACGTCACCTCCCCATCGGGGGAAACCGTCCAGGCATCCCACCAGGACGGCTCTCCCCACGACTCCTTCACGCCGATGGTCCCATCGGCCCATACCGTAACCCGAGAGTAGCCGCTACGGTCATGGGCCGTGAAAATCAACTCGAGGTCCTCGGGAAAGGAGCCATCGCCGAAATAGTAGTTCATCAGGCCTAGGCTAGAGGGGCCGAGGTGGAGGGTCACATTGCCCTCGTTCTCGGCCAAGAAGTGGCGAAGAACCCGGAGAGCTAACCCCCTAATGGTGAGCGCCGCCATGGGCACATCATCATTAGAGAGGGGAACGGGATCCAACTCGCCAACAGCGAGGCGAGTGCCACCCGCCTCAACGGAGAGGTGGGTAGGATGAGGGTCCCAGCCCCACCTCGCCGCCTTGTCCAGGGTCTGGCGGCTCACCCAGGCCCTGACCTCCACTTCATCCGCCCCCATGAGGAGGGCCCTCAGGTCCTGATTGAGATGAACAGTAATCCCGTGCCGCATCCTCATCCTCATCGCCTCCTCTATTAGGGGCCGGGGCTGGCCCCGGTCCCCATCGTCACTACTCCTCACCCCCCATGAGTCCCCATTCATCCGAGTACTCCAGCATGTGCGGGGGTTTCATGGTGATAGTGAGCCGAGCCACCCGGTCGCGCTCATCGGCGGCCGTGAGCGTGAGGGTGTCGCCCTGCACCTCAACCGAGATCCACTCGGCCCGCTCCGCCGCAGCCTCCAAAAACCGAGCCATGAACCGCGCCTGCCAATGCAACATCTCCATCACCTCCCTCTAACGGGTGGCCCGGGTGCGGCCAATGAGCACCCGGGCCATGCCCGTTTTACTCCTGGACCTCCTCGATCCTGGCCACGTACCGGTCTCCCAGAGCCGTCCCCCCGCCCCTAACCCGCCGGGTGGGGTAGATCCAATAGGTGCTCCCGCCGGGGTGGTGCTCCATGTATGCACCGGCATTTTGTGGCCACACCTTCTTCCGGCGCACAAACCGAAGGAATGCGTCGTGGGGGGATTCCCCGCTGACCACACCATCCACGTCCAGCCCCATCCTGTCCTGACGAACCCTGATGTACCACTTCCGTGCCATCTCCATCACCTCCCAACCTCTTCCACCCGGGCCACAAACCGATTCTGCGGGGCATTGCCAATAAAGGTCTGCACAACGTAGTTCATGTCATAGGTGCGCTCCATCTCGGCCCTAACCCTGCCCCCCCACAGCCTGAACTTCTCCGTGGCCACCAGGTGAATGGCCTCTTCGGGGGTGTCAGCGCTCACCCGGCCCCGGAAAACCTCCCTAGACTTCCTCACGCCACTCCAGGAGATCTCCACCTTCCACTTCTTCGCCGTCTTCGCCATCTCCATCACCTCCATCATCAGGGTACCACGGGGTGCGTACCATGTCAATCCCCCACCCAGTTATCAATCAGGACTAAACATGCGCAGTCCCTTATGGTACCTCCATTGACTGGGTTGGCCCGGTCATGGTACTCTGGGGGTGGAGGTGAGCATGGGAGAAGTAGGACCGGCAATAGGAGCTAGCATCAGGAGGTTGCGGGAGGACGCTCGGGCCCCCCGCCGCATCCTCGCCCACAGGGCGGGGGTTGGGGAGACGTTCCTCGGCGACCTGGAGCGTGGTGAGCGTGGGGACATCAGGGTCTCCACGCTCGTCCGCATCGTGAAGGGGCTGGCTAGCATCACCGGCCAGCCCCCGATGGTGGTTCTGGGACAGGTGCTCCAGGACGTGCTGGCAGACAACGCCCCCGCTGGCGGGGGGCGCTAGTGAGGAGGTGTGGGATGAGCCAGAAACTGTATCTGGTGAGTAGACTACGGTGGGCCTCCATCCAGTTGGAGGACGTTGAGGCCGAAATCCGTGGCATTGAGTCCCTGTGGGGCGGCCCGCCCAACAGGGTCAACATCATCCAGTACGAGCATGACCCGGTTGCGTGGGGGGACCTGGTTCGTGCCAGGTCCCGCTACGCCCACCTCCTGGAGGAGCGTGAGAGGCTGAAGGGGCTGGTGGCCGCCCTTCAGCGCAAACTGGAGGAGGTGGCAGGATGATCCGCCACGGCCACATGGCCCGTGCCCTCGCTGAGTGGCGCTCCCGCTACTCTCTGCTCACCAGGGCCAGGGAGTGGTTTGAGGAGGGCCATCAGGAGCGTGGCCGCCAGTTGGCCATTGCGGCGTTTGATGGTCTCCACCCTACGCTCTTGGAGACCGTTCTCTCCGACTTGGAGCACGCCCCCCGCATGGAGCGGCGGGGGGTCTACGTTACGGCGCGGCCCGCCATGGGCTCCATCAGGGCCGCCCAGGTGCGTGGGGACCATGTCCACGCCGCCGAGCTGGCCCGGCGTGCGTTCCAGGGCCTCCCCGAGGAGGTCATCCAGGAGATTCTGGAGGACATCAGCACCGCCCCCGTGATGGACCGCCCTGGCCGGCGCATCTACGCCCTCTGCCGGGAGTGCGAGGGGTCCGGGGTAGTCCCCCACCCGCTGATGCGGGACCATTTTTGGAGGTTAGACCCTGAGATGCAGGGGGACTGGGAAATCCCCTGCCCCAGGTGCCAGGGGGAGGGGATAGAGCCGGAGGTGGTAGAGGACCTCGAGGGTCTTCACGGCGAGGAGGATGAGGTGGCCCATGACGGGGGCGCTGATGACGGGTTCGGCACCCCCGACTGGTGGGGTAGCGTGGGGGCTGACGTGTCATGGGACTGGCCCCCTGAGGAGGAGGTGTGATATGGGTACTGAACTGGCTAGGAGCGGGGCTGAGGTTTTAGAGCGGGTCATCGTCCAGGGCGACCTGGCTCAGCTGAGCCCGGCCGAGCGGGTCCGGTACTACCGCCAGGTGTGCGAGTCGTTGGGGTTGAATCCCCTGACTCGCCCCTTCGACTACATCGTGTTGGGGGGGCGGTTGACCTTGTACGCCCGGAAGGACGCGGCGGACCAGCTCAGGAGGATTCACGGCATCTCTGTCAGGATTGTGGCCCGGGAGATGATAGACACCCTCGGGCTCTACGTGGTCACGGCCCGGGCCACGACCCCCGATGGCAGGGAGGACGAGGCTATTGGTGCCGTGAGCGTGAAGGGGCTCACCGGCGAGGCGCTGGCCAACGCCATCATGAAGGCCGAGACCAAGGCGAAAAGACGCGTCACATTGTCAATCGTTGGGCTCGGCTGGACGGATGAGAGTGAGGTGGAGTCTATCCCCGGGGCCAGGGCGGTGCGGGTTGACCACGAGACGGGGGAGATTCTTGAGCCGGCCCCCGTTCCCGCCGCCGCGCCCGCTAATGCGGCCCCCGAGGAGCACAGCAACACCAAACCCCCCACGGACAAACAGTACCGGCTCCTCGGGGTGCTCATAGAGCGCATAGGGCTGACCAGGGAAGACGCGCCGGGGTACATCTCCGCCGTCATCGGCCGGGAGGTTCACACGGCCCGGGAGATGTCCCGGGAGGAGGTGTCGGGGGTCATTGAACACCTCCAGACCCTGGCCGGCTGGCTGGATGAGCTGGGGGTCTCGGAGGAGGTGCGCCACCAACTGATGCGGGACGCGGCACGGAACGGGAGCGTGATTGACTCCAGGGACACGCTGGAGTCTATCCTGGAGGGCTACACCGAGTAGAAAGGTGGGGGGCCATCCGGCCCCCTACCTGGGACTTTGGAGGGTCAAATGGGGACTCTACCATTTACCGTAGTTCTGCAGGATATTTGGGCCGCGCGCGACCTAGATGCGCACGCGAAACTCCTGCTCATCTACCTAGCTGAGTCGGAATCTAAACGGCAACCATGGGTGCGAGTGCGTGATGCGGCCAGGGCGCTGGGACTCAGGCCGAGCAGGGTTCTGGCCGCCCTCTACCGGCTACATGGACAGGGGTACATACGGTTGGGAATGGAGGACACCGACTCGCGGCAATGGTTCAGAACCAAATGGACCGGCTGGGAGTGAGGAGGTAGACGATGCGGCGGCGTGGCGGTACAATAACGGCAAAGGGCTCCCCGCCGGGAGCCCTGAGCGAAAGGAGGTCTAGCGATGGACCATAGTCATTATATACCACACAACCCGCTCAGCGCAACCCCACTCCGGTGGGGGGGAGGTCTAGCATGTACGAGATGACCAACGCAATCTGGGAACTGGACGAGTTGACGACAACGGAAACAATAGTCCTCATATACCTGGCCTTGAGGGCTGGGGAGAAGGGCGTGTGCTGGCCATCGCTGGCCACAATCTCGCGGCACACGAAACTGAGTGCCAGCGGCGCGTGGAAAACGCTCCGGCGGCTCAGGGAGAAGGGACTTATCAGCTGGGAACGTGATGGCTACGGCAATAACGTTTACCGCATAAACGCCGCCGCCATTATGGGGGCTACGGTAGCGAAGAAGGAGGGGGATTATGACGAGGTAAGAGAGGGTGTGTTACCTGGTCATAGAGGGGATTATGACCAGGTAATAGAGGGTATAGTACCAGGTACTAATCCCATTAGTACCAGGTACCAGAGGGATTATGACCAGGTACCAACTAACAAGTCATTAAACATACCATTGAACAAACCAATAAACACCGTACCCTCCACTGTGGCCACGCACACAGTTAGCCAACCTGGCGAACCGCAGGCAGCGCGGCGGGGGGAAAGTCAGGTAGAAACCCCCAAACCCCCGAAAACCCAGGACACCTCTCCTAACCGGAACCTGAACTTTAGCTCCGGTAAAACTATCCCGGCCGGCGCGGCTGAACCGGCTCCAGACTCCGGCCCCCGCCCAGCGGCCACGCACAGCGTCCAGGCGCACGTTCCCGGGCCACGGCCCACCGGCTACCCCTACTCCCCCGAGCGTGGGGCGCTGGTGAAGTCCCTCAGGGATGCTGGGCTCTGGGAGAGGTTCAACGGGCTCCTCCGCCGGCACGCCAGGGATGAGCGGGCGTGGTGGGCGTGGCTGGATAGGCTGGCCCCCGAGCACCAGCGGCTGAACGGGCATTTCGCGGAGGCCGTGCGGGCCGCCCTGGATCGGCTGGAGGCCTGGCCGGATGCCAAATACCCCTTCTCGGTGGTGGAGAAGGTGGTCCGGGAATACACGCCGCCACCGCCGAAACCGGAGCCGGACCCCTACATGGCCGCCGGGGAGGCCGTGCGGAAGGGTGATTTCGAGGAGTTCATTGAGTGGTTGCAGTCCCTGCCTGTTGAGGAGGATAACCATGTGGCATAGCGAACTCGGGCTGTCTGAGGACGCGCTGATTTTTGACCTCGGGGCGTGCCCCTGGTGCGGCCAGGAGTTCATTTATGTCGCCCAAAACGGCATGGCCGCCGGGCGCAAACCGCCGGACGATTGCTGCACTAGGGGCACCCTCGCCGCCGTGGCCCGCATCAGCGCCGCCATGCACGGGAGGCTGGGGCAGGACGAGCGGGAGTACCTGGCCCGGGAGGCTAGCCGGCTCGCGGCCAGGCTCCGGGAGGTGCCACAGGATGAGCTGCGGGCGGCGGCCAGGGAGGTGGAGGGGCGCTACGCGCTGAGGGTGGACTGGGCCGCCCTTTTGGCTCGGGTGAGGAGGGGCGCATGACGAGGATGCCCGGGCTGACTGATTTGAACCGGCACCACGAGGCCCTGGTCGTGAGGGTGCTGGATTTCGCCAGGTCCATGGGATGGCGGGCTATCACGATGACCTACCACGAACAGGACGGCGGGGACGCGTTTAGGTTGGCCGGCGATAGCACCGGGCTCTACGTGAGGACGTTCCCGGACCTGGTCCTCACGAACGGAAAACGCACCATTCTGGTGGAGGTCAAAACGCACGTATCTGGCCGCTACTCGGATGCGACCATAGAGCTATTCCCGCTCGTGGCCGCCCGCTCCCGGTGGCGGGATTTGGGGGCACGCACCCTTTACCTCTACGAGGACCCCAACGCTGGCATATCGGCGGCGTGGTGGGGCCACGAGGTTTTTGAGGGGGTGCCGGTGGTGGCTATCTACGTGGGCACCCAGCGGCAGGGCTGGCAGGAGCACATGGACAGAATCAGGGCGTGGAAATCCTCTGGGCTCATCCCCAGGAACGTTCCGGTGAAAACGGTCCAGACCCTGGGCTCGGGAGACCCCTATGTGGTCATCCCCGAGTGGGTTCTGCGAACGCTGCTCCCCTGGCACGTGGTGCTGGGGGACGCGTTGAGGAGGTGAAGGATGCTGGTTAGGCGAGACCTCATGAAAATGGCGTTGGCCCTGGCCAGGGGGGTTGCGCCCTCCGGCCGCGTCCTCAATCCGCTCTGGACCTACCTCTACCTGGAAGGGCGGGAGAAGGAGTTGGTGATTAGGGCCGCGAATGAGGAGGTAGACCTGGAGGTGCGCCTGCCCGCGATGGGGGAGGGGGGTGGCCCCGTTCTGGTTCCCGCCGCCCCGTTCATTCGCGCTGTGGAGAACGCTCCGGGGGATGTGGACGAGGAGGGCCGGGAGGTGGTCATCCTCATCCGGGAGGGGCAGGTGGAGGTGAGCGCGTGGCCCTGGAAGGCCACCATAAACGCCGCTGACCTTGAGGGATTCCCCGCGTGGCCCGAGTTTGACACCACGCTCCGGACCCGAATGGATGCCCAGGAACTGGTGCGGGCCCTTTCCCAGGTGCGCTACGCCGCCAGCAGGGAGGATTGGCGGGCTGTCTTCCGGGGGGTGCAGCTGGAGTTCTCCGACCAGGGTTTCCGGGCTGTGGCCTCGGATGGCTACCGCCTGGCT